GGTAAAGGCTTAGATCATTGGTCGCCTTCTAGCTCTAGTATGCCACTAGCTAAATTTAATCTTAACTATGGACATCATGATGGAGTAGAGAGAAGTATGTTTCCTATGCAATACAAACCTAGATTTGGAAACCTAGTTAATAACACAGCTCAAAGAATGGAATGTGAAACTCTTTATTGGAAAGATAAAACAATTCAACTTAAGAATAGAAACTATGACGAGGTGTTCGGTAAAGAGTTAGATGATATTAATAAGTATGATCCTGTTGATCACAAAGATGCTTACGCAAGAGAACATATGTTGGAGTATGCACACAAGACTATCGATCAAACAAGAAAGGTGGTCAAGGAACTTTGTGGCAAAAATAAGATTACCTCTGAACGATATGTCATGAACAAACCTAAACAATTATTACACGACATCATAGGAAGGATAGATTACGAAACAGAAGGTAAGAATGGTTTGTTTATAGAACTTAAAACAAAACCGCCAAGCATTATAAAGAAAAAAGGTAAAGATGAATACTATTTTAAAACTCAACCACTTGGAGATGATGCAGTTTTTGATTCTTATTGGGGTCAAGTAGCTTTCTATTGGAAGTGTACAGGTAAGAAACCTTTTTTAGTTTTAGTTAATGATAAAGAATATTTAATCTACGATGACACTCATGCAGCTTTGTATGATGATCATTTAGAATACCAATACAACATGATGGTAAAAAGAATTTATAACTGGGAACAAATGATTATATATTGTAAAGGTGATCTGCAAAAGCTCGCAGACCTATGTGAGCCACCTGATCTTAATCATTACTACCATTATAAATACTTAACAGACAAACAACGAAAAACTATTAAAAAACTTTGGGGGTTAGATGCGTGATAAAATAAAAAAGATAAATGAATTGTGTCGTAAAGATGGCACATATAAAAATGATAAAGGTCAATCAACTGTTTCATTATGGAGTAAGATTAAATATTTTAGACAGGTGTTTGGCGATGAGCTTGGTATAGATACAAGTGTTATGGAATACGAAGATTATTATATCTGTAAGTGTAAGATCCTAGCTTACGATCCTGAACGAGTATTAGCCACAGGTCATCATAAACAATTTAAAAAAAGAAATGCAACATACATACAAGGTGCTTTACCTATGTCTGAATCGTTTGCAATATCAAGAGCTTTAAGTGTCTTTGGGATTTTGGATTCTGATATTACCTCCCTCGAAGAGTATAATATGTTAGGTATTCCAATGACTAAAGAAACTAAAGGTGCTGCCAATGGCAGTACAAATAAAGGTGTAGATCAAATCATAAATGAGTTCAAAAAATGTAGAAACATTTATGAGTATAGGCAAGTTAGAAAATATAACGACCCATACATTGAACACGCCTTAACTAAACATCCCTCTACTTACAAAGCGATAATGAATGTTGTCGAAAACGTAGAGGATAAACTAAACAAACAGGAGAAAATATAGAATATGGATAAAATCTATGTTAAATTAATACCTAATGCAGACAAACAACCAGGAGATAACAGACCTAGTTGGGTTGCACCTATTAATCCAAAATCCCCACAAGGCAAAGTTTGGAGAATTGGAGCGAAAGTTGGCGACAATTGGTACAACCAAGCTGCTTTTGACGATACCAATGAAGATGGCTCACCAACAGGAGGATTGAATGTTGTGCTTACACCTAGCGATAGTAAAGCACCTCAATCTAGTAGCGGTGGACAACCAGCAATGGGTGGATATAAAAAATCCTACCAAAAAACTGGAACTTATGGTAATTACAGAAGATAGAGCTTAGGCTCTAAGTTTGTGGCGAGGTTTTAGTCATCACCCTTGACTTTCTTACGTTGTTTTCCCTTGCCACAGACTCCAAACTTATGACTGATAATGTATATAAAAAGCAAATAGGTGGAAATCACTACTCCATGCCTATTCAACCAGCAGAATTTATTAATAAAAACAACATACCCTTTGCCGAAGGCAATGCTATTAAATATTTATGTAGACACAAAAAACGTGGTCAGAAACAAGACTTGCAAAAAGCTATTCATTATATAGAAATGGCAATCGAAAGGGACTATGATTGACAATAAGGTTAAATGTTATATAAGAACAAGATATAAAATGGGACTTTACAAAAGTGAAGGAGGATGCTGATGGTAAACATCAAAAGTCGTCTGCAGAAACTGATGGACAAACAAAGAAAGAAAAGTGAGTTGTATGTTCAAGCAGTACAGAAAGCTAATAAATTAAAAGCTGAAAGTTATAGCTTACATTTAAAAGTTTCTGAATGTAGAGAGCAATTAATGGCAAATACGTAGTCATTAATTACATCGTTATAAAAACAACAAAAGGTTGTGCAAACAACAGAGGGGATGCTACGCAAATGAAAACACTTACACAATTAAAACAAGCAATGAAAGCTCCAATGTATAGGGAACTAACAGGAAGAGAACTTTTAATTTATAAGACAGGATTTAAGAATGGCTTTCGCATGTCATTGCAACAAAGCAAAGCAAAGATAGAAGGTCAGCTATTAAAGTTAAAGTTAAGACAAGAAAGATTTGAAGAAAAAAGAAATGGTTTAGTATCAGATCGAAAGAAAGTTTATCCTCAAACTTTAGATACAGTAGTTAATAAAATTTGTATTAAGTATCAAGTTAGTAAACAAGAAGTGTTAGGTCCAAGACGATTTGAATTTTTAGTTAGAGCTAGAAGTATTATAATTAATTTAATGATAGAGATGTATGGTGTATCGTTATCTCAACTAGGTAGAATGTTAAAGATAGATCACTCTACAGTTATACATCATCGCACATTAAAAGCATTAAGTAGAAGATTCTGGACAGCTGAGAAAACAATACACCAAGAGTTTAAAGAATTAAAAGAAGAATTGCTTAATTAAATCCTCTTAACATAGATTGGTAGCTTTTTTTACTTACAGTAGATTTAGATTTACTTCTACTTGTACCAGCTTTCTTTCTTTTGTTAATGTTATAATACAAACCTTTCTTGGCAGTCTTACCTGATTTAGTTTTGTGATAATCTTTTTTCATTATTTCCTTTTTGATTTAGATTTAACTATTTTTTTTTGTAATGATTTAGGTAAAGTCTTTTGTTTCTTTGTAAGTTTACCTTTTGATTTCTTGCCGTACATTGTTCTCTCCTCTGTTTAAGTATTTATCGAAACAACTTAGTCCATTATTATAATGATGACAAAAATGTTTCTTCTCTGCATTTATAATCCATCCACCTTCATTACTCAATAGCTGTCTTTTACACATGATGCAATATCCACAAACTAAAGTAAGGTTTCTTTTAGACCAGGTTTTTTTCTTTACCATTTTTTACAGGACCAATAACGAGCTGTGAATTTATCTGTTGCAGTTTTACAATTATGCCTAGCTCTGAAGCTCTTTCTAGCTGCAGGATTAGACTTACGAATTTTCATATTAGCATCGCCATACCTAATAATAGTTTCTTTACCATTAACACAAGCCTTAACTACAAATTTCTTACCACCTTGTACTTGTCGTTTAGGTGCGTTGCATTTCATCTTTGCTTTATTTATAGCCATAACTATTTATAATATTTTCTGTCGTATAAAACAACTTTCCATTTATCTTTCTTTTTAAAGTTCCCTCGTTTAGCATATTCTGTAGCTTCTTTTTCTGTGTCCCATATCTCGTTTGTGAATATCTGCCAACGATCATCTTGAAACCAAATTAAAGAATACATTAATCACTTTTTGATATGCTTATTATTTTACCATCTTTTATAACAGCATTAACTTTCATACATTGAAACTGTGCGTTGTTTGTTGATCTCATTGATATACGTTTTCTCTGCATACATTCGCTAAGGGAAGGCATGAGTAAGTGTTCCTTCAAAACTGGCGGATCGCCTAGGTACATGAGAAGTGCAAAAACTAATTCCATTTAGTGTCCATTCATTTTCTTTTGCAACATATCTATCTGTTCTTTAAGATGATCTATGTTTACTTTATTGTATCTTGATGCGTCTATTTCTTTTTCTATGCTTTCTATTTGACCGGCAAGGTGTTCGATAAGCATATACATTTCTAAGTTCTTAGGTTCTTGTTCTGCTTTTTTAAGTAAGTCTGCTTGAAATAAAGTATCTGCTGTTTCTAATCTGTTAAGTCTTTCTTCGATACCAAAGTAAACCCATACACCAACAGCAACTCCTGCCACAATAGATAAAATTGTTTTAAGATCGGTGCTTACTTTTGTGCCTTCATTAATTTTCATTACTGTCCTTCAAATACTTGTCGTTCAGGGTTCTCTTTTTTCCAACCATCTTTTAACACAGTCCAATAACTAATACTAGCATCTGGTCTTTCATCAAAACTAGCAGTAGACATAACACCAACTTTCATACACATATTAATAAGTTCAGCAAATTCTGGTGGAGGAGGATTAATTCTTGGTACTCTTTTGCACTCTTTAATAACTTCTAATTGAGTTTTAATTTTCATTTGTTTTTCTTGTTCTGCAATAAACTCATCTGTACACGCTGAACCTAAATATTTTCTCCAAGTAAATCTTAACATTCTATCATCATCAGTTCCTTGATAGTTGCTGCTAGGATTGTTGTGATTGTAATTATATGTGTCGTCTCTTTGTTCAATAGAAACATCAAAACTACCTTGACTACACGTATTTGTGCCGTTGTTTAAATATTCATTTCTTGCTTGTACTGATGTAGCTACAAATAAAAAAAATAATATCCAAAATAAATTACCTGTTAAGGTCTTTAATATCATATTCATGTTGTCTCACTTGATCTGCTAATTGTTGAAATATATTTTCTGCCATGTCCCACGTTGCTTCAGCTCTAGCTAATCTATTTTTAATATCACTAAGAACTTCTTTTTGTATCTCTAAATCTTGAGTAACTTTTGTAAGTATTTCTTTATTGACTTGAATAGTATCAGTCATGGTAAGTACATATCTGACAGAGGTAAATGTTCCAGCTAGTATCGCACCAATAACAGGTATAATAACTATATTCTTTTTTAAATATTCTAATCTACTTTTTGGTTTTTTCATTGTGGTTCTTCTCCTCCGCAAATATATCCTATAACTTTTTTACCTTTGTATGTGTGATAAAAATGATTAGACATAAATGTCTTTTTCTTTTTTTCCACAGCTGTTATATTTGTCTTAAACCAAGAGCTACAACTTGTAAAGATTTCAAAACTATCTTGTTTTATTTCACCACCAAAAGTGAGATATAGCAAGGTAATCATAATAGGTTTCATAATATTGTCATTATCGAAGCAATAAGAATAATCAAAAATAAACCTATATCAACAAAAAAGAAAAATATAATTATATTCCAAAGCATTATCTGCCTTGACCTACATATTTTTTCCAGCTACGTTTTTTGTGCTTATTCATAGATGACATCTTGGGTCGTCTACCTAGGCTAGTATTTTTTGCGATTCTTTCGTGCTTTGGTTTTTGTAGATCGAACTTTACTCTTGCCATACTTACCTGTTTGTTGTGATAGTAAACTTACTTTAGAACTGTATTGTTGGACATAAGATGTTGATATTTTTTTTCCCATATTTCTTTCTGTGTTAAACCTTTCTCATCTTTTTTTTCTTTATTCCTAGAGTCTATATCTTTTGGATGTATAACTTCAACTAAAGCATAACGATAAACATCATCAGATTTATCCCATTGAAAATGAACTAAGTGTCTTGGCTCTTGATATTTATCAATTAACCTAGGATCATAATCGTTGGTTGTCATTTGCTAAAGTTTTTGATTTCACTTGCTTTGATACCATAGATAGCCGCAACGACTGATACCCAAAGTCCAACCAACCACCATGGCATTGATTGTAGTTTCTCAAAGAATAAATCCATCTTTCTTTCAATCTCTGGATCATCTGTAAATACAGAGTAAGCTAACATGAAGATGGGGGTTGATAAAACAATCAGTACGAACTCATCTTTCCAGTCTCCCTTCTGATGCTCGAATACTTTACCCGAAAATTCTATCTCCCCCCGTCTCATCTTCTCTGCGTGAAGAAGTTTTGCTCCTGACAGAGCTTCTTTAGTTTTTTGTTTGTCTTGATATAGTTTGGCAGCTGTCTTTACTCCCATGCCTAATAAATTTAACCACATATTATTCTAACCATGGTTTATATTGAACTTTATTTTCTTCTCTGAAAGCTCTTAACCATTGCTGTCTATTTGTATTAACTGAATAACTACAATGAATCCAACCTGATGTTGGTTCTCCATCTCTGTAAAATTCTAATATACCTTGATCTACTTCAAGATTATTTCTAATCCATCTTGCAAGTTCTCTGTTATCTACACCTGGTATTTCAAAATCAGCTGCAGCTGCTTCATCGTCTGCTACGTGCTGACTATTAATGCTGCTACCTATTTCTAGGCATAGCTCTGCACATCTAAAGCCACTAGATATAATCAAAGGTTTGTCAAAGTGTGAACGAATAGGTTGTAGTACATTAACAGCTAATGCTTTTAAATTTTCTATTTGTTGTGGGTTAGGATTATTGTTAATGCCTTTTCGTTCAGCAATCTGCGACTTAGTTAGCTCATCAAGAGTTATGTTAGCTGTAAGTTTCATTTGTTATAATATATTTTGACTTTTAATTTTTTTTGCTCGTCTGTCAATCCTCTATTTATTAGCGTACCTGCTCTTCTTTTATAAGTATCTTTAGGAGTATACTCTGATTTTCTATAATTAGCACTCTTAACATCATAGGCTTGATACTTACCTGTGGTTATATCTAATACTACCATATCTATTGGTCCTTTACCCATAGCTGGTACAAAGACAATTTTGTTAGGGTCTTTAGCAAATTTAGCTTGTGCAATAAGTTCATTATATAATCCTACTGACGCTGTTTGTCTGCGTTTAGCCATTCCATTTAAAGAAGCCAATCGCAGCTCCTATAAGTCCACCTACAATAATAAAAAATGATATAACTCCTTTTCCTTTATTCATATCAGAGTGTAAACTTTTTATATCTTTACGCATCTCGTCAATCGCTTTAAATAAAGTTTTCATACGTTCTTGACATACCTTCTCATGGTAAGAGATACGAATGCTATTATTTTTTTCTGCGTATTCTTTAATTTTCTTTTGTGCATTTGCACTTGCAGACGATTTTTTTAATTTTGTCTTTGACATAGCTTTTTACTTTTTCCCAAAACTTTGTTATTTCTTCTAAAAATGTTTCTATCATTTTATCCATAATATTCTCCTATGATTCATCAACTTCTACGCACTCAAAGTTAATAACAATTTTATTTCTATTTACCATATCACTATCTATACTATTATTTGTTTGTATAGATCGTAGATAACCTGCA